CTCACTCTCCATCTTTCCACATTTCTTGCAACGCCTCACTTGAAAAGTAGCCTCTGAAGAACCGCCTCCAAAAAAATGTGAGACCGACCCTTGTCGTATTTCCCACATGCTCCAATCATGCTTCCTCTCTGACCTTTTAGGCGAATCAAAAAATCCCATTATGTAAACTCCTTTTTAATTTTCACTCATAGCTATTTTTGCATTTCTTTTCCCAATTGTCAATATTTTCATTTACGAATAAAAAATATTTTTATTTTTTTTGTTTACATTCGCAAAAGTTTCATTTATAATAATTCTAAATTAATATCATATAGTTGAGTGAGCCTGATAAACATTGTAGGAGTTAATATGAATCCAATAGAGACCATTATTAAGAATGCTAGTTTTGATAGAATGACAACGCCTTCTCATTTAAAGGAGGTCCTTGATGTCTACATAAAGACGATTAAAAATAAAAGCATAGATTTTAATTCTACTGACTTTGTATATTTAATGAAAGTCTTCTTTACTGGATTTCTTCATAACAATGATCTAGATAAATATATCAGTAAGATAGGTGAGATTTGTGAGAAGAATGAGAATATTGATTATAGGGTTGTTGCTTCTGGATCTAAATCTTTAATTGGACGTGAAGATTTAATTGAAGTTGATGAGGGTATTGGTATATTGGCTGAGAATAAAGATTTCGATGCGTCTTTAAATATAATATCCTCAATTGCAGAGGAAATGGATGCATCACAGGAAATAGCAATAAATGGAAAAGTATCAACGCCAAAGGGAGATCAAACGCCCGCCAATCCAAAAGCTCCTCAGCAAAAGAGAAGGGGGAGGCCTAAGAAAAATGCCTAAAATTACACATAAAGATATTGTTAAAGATATTGCAAGGGGGGGTGGTCGTCCCACAAAATACATTTGGGATACTGAAGCCAAAGAAGAAAAAATGTTAATTGAGATCCTTGATATTATGGCTGAAGGAGGCTCTTTGATTGCTGTTGCTTGTCATCTTGGGATTACTCGTGAGACTTTAGACCAGTGGAGAAAAGACAAAAAAAAGAAGCTGTTTTCTGACATCATCACTAGAGGCAGGCAGCTTTCTCTGTATTGGTGGGAAAAACAAGGCACAAAGCTTGGCCCTCAGGCCATCAATCATCAACTGTGGTTTATGAACATGAAGAATCGTCATGGATGGAAGGACAAGCATGAAATTGAGCAGATAGGGGAAGCGTCTAGAGTTATTATTCAGTACCCTGATAGCAAGGAGTCTAAATCATGAAAATTCTCACATCTAAATCTGAGGATTCTATTATTTTGAAGTTTGCCAGTAAGGGGTTTGTGTGTCAGATAAAAGGATTGGACGAGTTTCAGCGTGAAGATTTGTCAGGAGAGATTGTTGACAAAATTGATGGATATTTTCCATTGAGATGCCAAATTAAAGGTGGGTTGCCTGAGTGGACGAAAGGGACAGACTGTAAATCTGTAGTTAAGAGCCGCGATGGTTCGAATCCATCACCCACCAATTTTAAAGGACTATAGGATGGATGACTTTATAGAAAAACTTTTTGTATATGACGATGTAGAAGATTCAAATATAGATGATTATGGAAGTTTTTTCTATTCTGATGTTCTTTTGATAAAAGATATTGGAAGTCTTAAAATAGGAATGCATTTTTATGCGTTCGTTAATTATCTAGATAAATTTATATATTTTTCAAGTGAAGATGAGGACGGAAATATTATTGATGAATGTGAATTTGAAATAGTTATTGAATTGAAAGAAAAAATAAAGGAGGTTGAATAATGCAAATGCTACAAGAAAGAAAACTCATAACAGACAAATTCGCTCGGATGACAATTTGCATTCTTGAGGATGTTGAAATTGACGTTCGGGTTTTTTATAAATGGAACGATTATGTCGAACCTACTTTAACAAGCAAAGAAGAGGGTTGCTATGCTTCATGGTATGACTTTGAAGCAGAACGACCTTTACATGGAAACGAATGGACAAAAATATGTGAATATCTCGACAGCGAAAAAGGCATTGATGAGCTTTCGGATATGCATATTATTGGGGTATATTTGTAGATGTCCAAAATTATGAGAGGGTAGTGTGGTGGGAAAGCAAGAATTCACTCATGATGTTATCGATGGGAGGGCTTGCCCATATTGTGGGGCTTCTTTTGAGCGTATTGTGAATTGTGGGTTTGACTTTCCATATCATTGCAAGAAATGCTTTAGATCTTGGCGTATAGTAAATAGTCTTGGGGAGAAACAGGGATTATGAGAGGGTAGCGGAAAAGACAAGCCGCAAGCTAGCCCACGTCCGAAGGTAACTGGTGGGAAATGTAGCGTTCGGGTGCAGGTATCGAATCCTGCCCCTCTCACCAATTTAAAGCATGTGTAGCTCAATTGGAAGAGCGGTCGCCTTGTAAGCGATAGATTCAGGTTCGAGGCCTGACACTTGCTCAAAAAATATAGCGTGATTTTGAAGTCACCTAATTAGGGAAATCCTGTATCTCTCATTATATTTGGAAACAATAAAAGAGGTTGAATAATGCAAATACTACAAGGCTGAACTTTAAATTAATCTATGAGAGGGTGGCGGAATAGATAGACGCAGATGGGAAAGTTAAGACTGCTAGCATGTACCAGGATAGCGCGCAGGCGAATAACAAGTACCGAGGTGGGGAGTACATGACTCTACTATGCAGGGTGACTATACGAGTAATTAAGTGTGTAACTAAGGGTTACGCGAATAAGTCAAGCAGGACTTGAAAAACGGCCTCGGCAAATCCCTGCCCCTCTCGCCAAATTAAGCCAAGGGTGACGACAGGATTATCCGTCATTAAGCATTTAACGTGAATGTGGATTGGGTTCAACTCCCACCTTGGCGCCAAATTTAGGAGGAGAAAGATATGTGTTGGTTTTTTCATGATTGGGGTTTGTGGGAAGAGAGGAGGATGGATGTCGCCACATAGAGGAGAGGGGTTATGGCAGAAAAGGTTATACACGCAATGTTAATTCTTGGCTGTTTCGGAGTGGCGGTTATTTTGGCCAAGGCTGCGCTGAGTGTGCTTGGGGTTGAGAAAAACAAAAAAAGGAAAGGAGTTCATAGATGGAAGAATTAGAATTAAGCAAAACTTTTGAAGATCGGATGAAAGAAAGGGTTAAAAATGATATTGGCGAGCTATTAACGGATGATGAGCTTACCCAGATTATAAAAAAGCACCTTGATGGTATTTTCCTTAAAGAAAGATTTGATACCAGTGGATTTCACACAAAAAGAATCCCTCCGTTATTAGAAAACACGGTCAAGGAGCTAATGGAAGACAATGTGAAGATTGCGTTGAATGAGTATATGGAGGAGCATAAAGTTGATGTCTTAGATATGGTGCAAAAAACAATTAAATTAGGCATTGGCGATGCCTTGATGTCCGCAATGCAGTATAAGTTTAGTAGCGATTTATGCACATTAGAAAGCAATATTGTTCAAAGCTTGAATAGGGGATAGGTGTGGTGAGTGACATTATGGGGTAAAAAAAATGGCATGGTTTGAAAATAAAGAAGCCTCCGACTTTAAGGACAAGAAGCAAGGCAAGCTACCTATTGCTGACAAGGAGCCTAAGTCTAAAAATAGGAAATACAAAAAGAGGCATAAGTTTATATTGCATCTTGCACGAACAGAGAAATATCAGGCGAGTCTCAGAGACCTGTTTAAAGAAAGTCCAGCGATGACACGATCTTTATTGAGAGTTTACGAACTATGCACAGGACACGTTTCTTTTGTAGAAGCTGAAAGGGTTGGAAGAAAGATTGATCGAGCACGGCCCGGGGATTATGAATGGTGGATAGAGGAGTTGCAAGGCAATGAGGTGTAAAGCATGCGATCAAGTTTTGAATGGTTATGAAGAGCTGCAAGGTTATCATTGTGTTGACTGCCTTGTGGTTACGGAAAGAAGGGAAGCTGGGGAATAAGCTTAAATAGGAGTTTAATAGTGAATTTTTTCGTGAGCGATCTTTTTTTTGATCTTTGGATAATTATTTGGGTAGGCGGTTGCATTATATGGGGGATTGTTTGGTTTTTGGTAGAAATGTCAATGTATAAGAAGGGTTGGTTTCAAAATGAAAACATACCACAAGATACAAACAGTCTTTAAGAGAGACCCGAAAACAGACCACAAGACTTTGCTTGATGGCGAATATGCACTCCCCGAATTCGAATACTTAAAAAACAGCCAATGGGTGTTCACGGAAAAGATAGACGGCACAAATATACGTATCGGATTCAAGGATGGAATATTTAAGTTTGGTGGACGAACTGACAGGGCTGAAATTCATCCCAAGTTGCTTGATTTCTTAAAGAAAACATTTTCGTATTCAATGAACGAAACCTTTTTAAAGGTCTTTGGTTGTAACTATAAAGATTTGGAAGGAGTGGAGATTTGCTTGTATGGCGAAGGGTATGGCGAAAAGATACAAAAGGGTGGTGGTCGCTATATGAACAGGCAGGGATTCATTCTGTTTGATGTTATGATTAATGGTTGGTGGCTAAATCGTGAAGATGTTGAGGATATTGGGAAAAGCCTTGGAATTGATGTTGTTCCTGTTGTGGGAAAGGGAACGCTGGAAGATATGGTTAATTGGGCAAAGGCTGGCATTCCTTCGACGTTTGGAGATTTTGAGTGTGAGGGGATTGTGGCTAGACCTGAGATTGAGTTGAGGTCTAGGGGTGGGGAGCGGATTATAGCTAAGATTAAATGTAAGGATTTTATTAAATGAAAGAAACATTTGATTTGCCAGAAGAGTTAATGGAAATTTGGAACGCCTTCAAATCTTGTGGTAAGAACAGAGAGACTGCTGTGAAATCACCATTTGGATTTAAGCGAGCCATAAAATATGGGAAATTTGAAGAAAGATATAGGCGATTATTTTGGGCCAGTATTAAAAAACTATATCCAGAGACCGAAGGGAGATGTTTGAGGATTTGTCCATATAAATTGACACTAAGAAGCTATGGCAGTGAAGAAGAAAGAGATGTGGAGGAGGAGAGAGAGCGATTGGTGGCAATTAGCAGATATGCCAAGGAGGAGGAAGAAGCATGAACATGATAGGAAAGAATGTAGCGTATAAAGATGCTGACGACGTAAAGCATTCTGGGGAGGTGGTCAAAGTATCTTGTTATGGATTAGATGGTCTTGCTCCAAGCATGTTTTATAAAGTTTTAAGAGGGGATGGGATTTTTGAAGACGTGAGGATAGTTGATGCAAAGCTTGTCAAACGAAGTAAAGTATAAATTAACTCCAAGGCAATTTGAAGCTTGGAACTACATGACAAATCAGTATAATTGTGAAATCCTTTATGGTGGTGCAAAGGGTGGAGGCAAGAGTCATCTTTTTTGCTTGTGGGTATATTATTGGACAGAGTATTTAATTGATTTTTTTGGATTAAAAGACACAAAGAACCCAACTCTATTGGGATTTATGGGAAGAAAGCAATCCGTTGACTTCTCACACACCACGCTTGAAACATGGAAAAGAATCATCCCTTCAGACTTATATAAAATCAACGAACAACCAAACAAAGAAATCATAATAAGGGGTGTTGCAAAAGTATGGTTTGGTGGTCTTGACAGGTCAGAAAGTTTAAACAAGTTTAACTCAGCAGAGCTTGCATTTATTGCTATCGATCAAGCAGAAGAAACTGAAAGAAAAGACGTCTCTGTTCTTGAGGGTTCTTTGAGATTGAAGATTGGCGACAAGAAGCCTCCCTACAAGAAATTATATACTGCAAATCCAGCAGAATGCTGGCTTAAGAAACAATTCTTGACTCCAGATAGAGAGCATGTTCATTATGTCCCTGCGCTTTTTACAGACAATCCACATTTGCCTGAAGATTATGAAGAGACTCTTAATAATGCCTTTGGAGATGACAAGGAACTTTTGAGGGCCTACAAAGAGGGCGATTGGGACGTTCTGGGAAGAGACAGGATTGTTATTCCTTCGTCATATATTGAAGGCGTTAGAGATTTGAATTTTATTGGAATGGATGAGTCTGAAGTTATTGCTTGTGATCCTTCGCTTGGAGGAGATGAGTGCCCAATATTCGCATTCAGGAACTTGCAGATAATTGATTCCAAGATACTGCATTATGATGATCCCATGAAGATTGTTGGGGAGCTTATGATGATGGGCAGCAAGGTTAAAATTGACAATTATGCAATTGATAATATTGGAATAGGTAGTGGGATTTCTTCGAGACTCGCTGAATTGGATAAAGTTGTGGAGGCAATAGAGAGTGCTGAGAGTGCCAGTTCTGATAGATTTTACAATAAGAGGGCTGAGATGTGGTGGTATGTTAGAGAAAAATTCATGAACAAAGAAATACCATATCCTAAAGATGCTTTGACTCGAGAACAATTAAGTTGCGTTAAATTTAAAATAGTTAATTCTAATGGTAAAATATTAATAGAGCCCAAGGATGATATAAAGAAAAGAAAAGGTTGGAGTCCAGACCGTGGAGATAACTTTGTTTATGGTGTATGGGCCTCAAAGTTCTTTATTAAAGAAGTAAAAGATGATAGAGTGTTTGCAAACATAACAGAGTCAAAAACACAATCAAAGGGGTTTAAAAGTAGATACGGATGGAACGGTTAAACCGAATCGGAGTTAGTGGCGAAATTAGAGACGCACACATGCCTTCACTTTAATAACGTGAACAGCAATCGTCATTAAAGTATGAATCTGAAGGTTGCCGATAGAGGCGTAAATGTGGCCCAGCGATGCGTGGACTATTGGGCGTGATGAGGTGAGAGTCCTTATCCTAACTCCAGAATCCTTTAAAATTAAAAGGTGGATCTGTGGCAAAAAAAAATATACCTAAAAATCAAAAAACAAAGCCTATAAAGACAGATGAAGAATCCAGTTTCGTAAGAGATTTAGTTTCAGACGTTATTCAAGATGAGCAAGCTCGAGGAGTTTATTTAAATAAGCTAGAAAATGCATGGATGCAAAGGATGATGTTTGTCAATGATGATGACATCCCTTGGCCAGGAGCTCCGAACTTTTCAATGCCATTCACAGACAAATTAATCAGAAAAAGAAAACCCCCCTTAGTGGCGTCAATATTGAATCCAAAGAAAATGGCTATAGTTTCCCCGGAGGAAGGTGTCCCTGACCCTGAAAAGACTATTAAGGGAAAAGCAGACAAGGCTGAAACTTTATTGAATCTGTTTTTAAGAAAGAAAATGAACTGGACAGAATCTTTAATCTTAGGCACAGACTACATGCTGGAAAAGGGAAGAACCTATTTTAAGGTATTTGAAAAGTTTGAATCAAAGTTTGTTAATAGGTCTGTTGACATTAAGTCTCTTGAGTCATTGCTGGGTAAAGATGTTGTGGACTCCATTAAGGATATGGAAGAGTCTCAAGTGGTTGAATTAATTTCTAAGAATTCTGGATTTAATTTTGACTTAGAGAGTGATGCTCATGTTCTAATAATGCAAGATATCGCAAAAAGATTTAAAAGTGGCGAGCAGGAAATAGATTTTCAAATGGAAGTCATTGAGAGTGGCCCAATGATTCAACCAATACCTCCCGAAAGATTAATAATCCCACCTAATTCCCCAAGAGACGTTCAAAAGCTTTCAAGATTTGCGCATGAATTCTTTTTATCTGAAAGAGAGCTCACGAATGCTGCAGAAAGTGGACAGTTTGACAAAGATGTTGTTGAAGCGGAGATTCAGGCAAAGAATTCTTTAGTGGAGAACGATAAAAGATCTATCGAAGTTCAGAAGGATAATAAGGAAGGTGTGGCCCCACAAATACAAGATGATCCCAATCTGTTTAAAATATGGGAGATTCACTCTTATTGGAAAAGAAAAGATTCTAAAAGGTTTGAGAAATATGTGACGACTGTTTTTGCAAATAGCAACAATGGTGAATTTTTACGAATTATGAGAGAGCCTAATGATGAAGATATGTTTCCATTGGTGGCAATAGATCATGAGATCTTGGATGACAGAGCAACTTCATCTAGGGGGATTCCTGAGATGATTAGATTCACTCAAGAAATTATTGACATGCAAGAAAACAATAGGATGAGAAGGGACATTGTTAAAAATACTCCATTTTTTACAATTCGCAGACAATCTGGAATAACTTCTGATTCATTTCAATTTTCCCCGGGACTTGGCCTTGCTGTAGAGAATCATGACGATTTACAAATTCATAACGTAACAAATAGTGTTGATGTCAATTCCGAAAGAGTAGAGGCAACTGCAAAGCAATTTGGAGAAGAGTTTATAGGATCTGTAAATTTTGCTTTTTCTGGTAGTCAAAATGCTGGGATTGGAAGAGGTGCAAATACGCTAGGTGAAGTAAGAATTGCGCAAACAGAGTCTGAGAAAATAGCCACTCTGGATTTCGTTAACTTCAATGCAGGTATAACAAAATTATATACAATGGTATTTCAGATATTGAGAAGCTCGCTAACAAAGCCATTGGAAATTGATGGCACAACAATAACCAGAGAAGACTTTAATTTTCCTTTCGAGGTCAGATCAAATGGAAATTTGGAAGAGTCTGATAAGGCGATTGGAATACAAAAGACTGTTTCGAGAATGCAGGTAATAAATAGTCAAGATCCAACGTATACAACCCTTGAGGATCGGTACAACGCATTTTTAGATTATCTTGAGGCTGAAGGTGTAAAAGACATTGAAAAGCTTTCCACTAATCCTATAAATGTAATGAAAGATCAATCTTTTCAGCTTCAGCAGCAAGTTTCTCAGCTTCAGCAGCAGTCACAAGCGTTATCAGTTCAGCTTCAAGAAGGAGTAAGGGACTTGGAAAAAATAAAGCAAGATCAAGTTAAGCAGGTTATAGAAAAACAAGTCAAAAGAGAAAACCCGGGAATAAAAGAAAGAATAATAACGCAGGTTGAAAATACGAAATAATGATTTACATGAAAGTTAAAAAGAGGGAAAATTGCCTCATGGCATTAAACAATAAAGGATATAATTAAACATGGAAAAAACATTGGATATTGATTGTGTGAAAACCGCTAAAGACAATATTCCTGATCTTAAAATCTTCGGGAATGGAGATTCGTTTAAACTTATTTGCAAGGCTTCGAGTGAAAAAGAAGGATGGATGAAAAGCACTAAGGCTATGGGGTTTTCAGGAGGGGGTGGATGTGTGGTGCAAGTTACTACTCAACAAAAAAATCCTGATGGCAGTTATTCGTTAGCTGAAGCGATCTGCTTTGTTCCTGATGTGTATATTGAAGAAGATTCTAATAATGGAGTTATCGTGAGAAGACTGAGGTCTTGCATTTAAAAATGTCTATAAATTTAGAACATTGAACAATACTGAGAGCAGTAACACAGGTTGAAAATACGAAATAATTTACTAGGAGAGAATGTTTTATGAGCTTTAAAACCAGAGAACAGGCACTCAAAGATTCTTTTAGTGAAGAGAATCGAAAGAATATTGACATCGGCATAAAATTAAATAAAACCCTAGAAACAGATGGCTGGAAAAACATTATAATGCCGAACCTTGAAAATGCTATTATTAATATAATCGGTGGAAAGAATCCTGATGGGAATTGGACTCTAGGCAAAGTAAATGGAAGATGCAAGAAAGATGAGACCATATCTTATTACATCGGCTATAAAGATGCCCTTATAGGATTTATAAATGAAATAAATGGATGTCTTATGGATTATGAGAAGTCAAAAAAAGTTCTTGCAAATAAAGATAATGTGGTTAATAATAAAACAAATTCTTATGAAACTAAGAAGAGGGGGCGATAGATGGGGCTAATAGACATTGCCAGAAAAGAAAGATTCATTGAAGAGCTTAATGAGAAACGTGGAATTTCTAAAGACTTAGATAATGGCATTATAATAAATAGGGTTACAGTTAAAGAGATCGATCCTATTAAGAGAGAGGTTGAGAAAATTGGTAAAAGAAAAGATTCTTGAAATCTTGAGCCAGTATTTTGTATATATCTTGGCGACCGTTGTCACCTTGGGATGCTTTTTAACAATTTTGATTTCAAATATAACGATAATGATTGGTACGCGCCAATATATAAAAAACGGATATATTCAAAAATTCAGTAAGGATGCGAATAAGGTAATCTGGACTAAAAACGTTGTTTATCTTGATGATGGAACACCTATCGGATGGGTAAACAAGAGTGGAGATTTTGTTGGAAGGTAAACAGTAATCTAGGGCAATGCCCTTGGAGGCTTAAATGCAAGATGATATACAAGCGGTTGCTTCAGCACCGGAAATAGCTGATGGATCTTCTAATGAAGAAAGTGTAATTAGTGCTACTGGCAATGAACCCGATGGTAATTCACAAACCCCCTATTCTGTGCAAGAAAGAATCAACAAAATAACTGCTCAAAAAAAAGCTAGTCAGGAAGAGGTACGAGAACTTCAATCTCAAATAGTTTCTATGAGAAATCAATATGAATCTAAGGGAGAGAAGACGTCGGA